TCAAATCGCCTTTAAGGTACCGTCAGAAGAACGCCAAGTATTGCCTTCGTGATAGATACGATATCCTTTAGGCCCCATTGAATGGCCACCAACTTTTAGCTGATTATCAGTATCCAGCCCAAAATGACAAGCAAACTGCCTGACGCGATGAAAAGTAATAACACTTGATCCTTCTTTATTACCGTCATTTGAAATCGCCAAGGGACCAGAGTTATCCATACCGCTTTTAGTTATCTCAGTAAATGTTGGCATTTGATCATTACTAAGCCTTGTAGCAAAGGATCTATTATTAAGACCTAACCCCACAGCTTCAATATTGCGGCACGCATCAGCGGCAGTCTTGGCGCCGGTGCCGCCTTGGGAAATACTCAGCGCAGAGGTTAAGCCAGACAAAGCCGTAATATCCTTATTGGCCCCCTTCTCCGCCATCTTCCCATATAGCTCAGTAAAATTTTCATTACACTTAACATTGGCACTGCGGTTGGTATCGCCGCCAGTACCGTTGGGTAGCTGGCCTAAATTTATGATTTTTTGTGTCATGTTTTCTCCATCAAAAACAAGTCCGCCGAGACGGATCATAAGATATTTCTGGTTTAGTTATAAGGAAAGGGAAGGTTTGTCGTTCTCACTACTAGTGCCTGAGGGAGTCGATCAGTAGGTAGCCTGTTTACCGAACCTGAAAGGCTCATATAGGTAGATCCGTTGGTCTGTGTCGTCGCACCCGCTGGACCAAAAATAAAACTGATACCGCCCATACGCCCATAGGCACCTTCCGACATACCCACAGCGACAAAACTCGCGCCCGTAAGCGTGTCAGGCCAATACCCCATACAGCTCCTCGACCACGGCAGGCATGCCGCATATTCGACTCCAGCGGCTAAGGCGACATTCGTGACGAAGTGTGCTTGCGGATCGAGATGAGCCTGTTGATGGCGAATTACTTCCCATCCACCGCCAGCATAAGGCGAGGTATACCTGCCGAACCGATCATGTCCACTTGGACCTGGCGCCTGTATGGCTGCCTCGATATTCAGGGGCGGCTGAAGCGAATTGAAAGTACAGACGCCCTGCTCGTTATAAGTCTTCAGAAAAGGCGAGCCCGGTAAGTTGTCCGCCATCAGATCGAATACATAGGCCTTGGTCGACGTGCTCGCAGCGCTGTATAGAAAGGCTACGTAATCGTCCCGGCGCCACATTCCCTGGAGACATCCTTTACCCACGATGAATACGATGGGAGAACGGGCATTGGATACTCCGATGGAAAACATCTGATCGCCTGCGCGAAATGAATCGACATAGCTACTTGGCTTATCAGGATCGCTGCTCGTCCCCCTGAGATACTTTCGCGGCCAAGTCTCCCCTGCAATCAAATGGGCGCTTTTAACCAACCCATAACAAATTCGATTGGTATCGAATAACAACTCGCCCGAGTCTTTAGTTACGATCAAAGACGACATCAGTAATACCCATAATAGATACGACAGTTAGCCGAGAAATACCCCCAGCCATTAGTAGCATAGGAATACGCCCAAGAGAGACTGTTACCAGATAAAGTGACACCCGGTTTCTTGCCCTTTTCGCGCTGTAAGTCGACGAGCGAAACAACGATGAAATAGGCAACTTTTCCCGGTGGCGGGGCAGGAATGCCAATCGCACCATTTGCGCCGTAGGTATCTACGCTGCCCATGTTCTGACTGATTTTCATGGTCATATCGACCATGGTCCTGCCGGCGGAATCGCTGATTGTGAGTCCCGTCATGCTTACAAACTCAGGTTAATGCCCAGCACCCCGTTCGGGTGGAACAACTGGACTGAGGTATGGGTGATTTTCATACGGCCGCGACCATTGCTGCCGTTGAGTTCCATGGTTCCTGCCTTATCGAGGCGCCACCCTCTCAGGCCAGCCTGATAGTCATCGGACTGGATATACCCGCCAATCATGGCGTTGGTAATCCAGCCGGTCCCAATCAGCGCCTGGCTGATAAATGTTTGCCCGTTCTGAACAACAAACGGCGCAGTAGTCGCACCACCACTGGCGTTACTGACTACCGCGAAGCGATCGGCACTGATAAGGAATTGGCTCTGCAAACCCGCAGCAGTATTCCCGATGCCTAAACCTATCCCCGCCGCGACATACTGGCCGTTCTGGTTCAGTTGCAGCTTCACCGACCACATCGCCGAGGCCTTGCCTTGCAGATCGACCACCGACTGGCTGACTTGCTGCACCGCCGCACTGGTTTCGCTGACGTTGACTTGCACGCTGTCAATGCGCTTGCCGGTGGCGATACCGTCTTCGATACGAGCCGACTGTTCAGACCAGACTCCGACAAAGCGGCTGGCATCTCCGGCATTGCCACCTTCATCCCCCGCCAGTGGCGGAACGGTTTGCGCAGCTACGCCTTCGATCCGCTCGGAGATAGCCTCGACCTCCCCCTTAACCACCTGCAAACGGCTGTTCACAGAACCCGGCATGTTGGTCGGGCCATCAATGAGATCAATACGGCCATTAAGATGCTGGCCTAACGCCGACTCACCAATCTGACCGGCGAAGTACTTGGCATAGTCGCTCTGATCCGAGCTGGGTTGCCCGTCGACGCCATTACCTTGCGGATACCAGTCGCCGACGTTGCCGGTGCGATCCACCAGCCGTGCCCAGTAGAAAAACCGGGCACCGGCCATCAAGCCATCGATGGCATGTCGAGCTTGGGGGTAGGCGAAATCGCCAAGCTTTTTCGCGTCGTCCCGGCTGGGTGTCGGGCTCTGCCAGATCTCGGTGCGCTGGGTATCTTCGGCGCCGGGCGGGAAAGCCCACTCCAGATTGACCCCATAGACCTTGCTGTTGGTCCGCAAAAACGAGACCACGGGTGGAGGTGTAGTTTTGCCCGCCAGTACGACCTCAGGACTGCTGCCCCAGATCGACGCCACATCCATGGCATTGATCGCGCTGACCCGCGCCACGTAGCGCCCGGCATAGATGTTTTCGACTTCGACACCCAAAGCCCCGGTGCGCGGCAGACGAATCCAGTTACCACTGTCCTTGCGCCACTCAACGCTGTAGGCGACTGCACCTTCTGCCGCCGCCCAACTGATGCGCAGGGTAGTGACGGCAATGCCTTGGGAAATCACATTACGCGAGGTGATGGCGATGCCGGTGGGCACAGGCATCACACCCGGCGGAATGATCGTGATCGGCTGCGGTTCGATCCGCGCGCCGTTATCAATGGCGTCGTATTTTTTCGGTTCGTGCTGCACGGCGGCGATGCTGAACTGGTGCATACCCTTGGGCTCGATGGTCTGTACCCGATAGCGCATCACTGCCAAATCGGCGCTTTCCACCGACCAACCGCACTCGGCTTCGGGCAGCTCGGAATACGCGGCCATGACGGTGACCTTACGCCCGTCCACGGATTTAACGATGCGCCCTTCGGGCCTACCGCTGGGCAAGTTGAGAATCAGACGATCCTCGGGTTTGACCGGGGCATCCATATCCAGGGTGATGACCCGTGTAGTCGCGGCAGCGATGCGACCACCATTCGGTCGTCCGGAAAACAGCTCGTCGGCCACGCAGATGATCTGCCCAGGCTCGATATTTCTGCCTTCCATACCGGTAGTGAAGGACACCGACCAGCTCTCATACTGCTCGGACTTCAGCGCCCAAAGCCCGTGACGCATGGCCTGACCTTCGGATGTGCAGCCAAACGCCGACACGTCCATCTGGCGGTGACCGAGGATGCCTATCAACTCGTCGTTGGTCACCGCCGCCTGTTCCGTCTTGAAGTCGTTAGCCGGGTTGTCCCACGAGACTTTGGCGCGGGTATGGCGATCAGGCCAGGCGGCTGCGCTGTATTCAAACTCACCGATGACATTGGAACGAGTGAACACATAGCCATCTTCGCTGCCGGGAATATCAGCGACCATCGTCACCGTGGCGCCGTTCCAGCAGCTGCTGCCGTGGAATACGCTGGCCATATCCGACAGCAGCGCGTAGCCCTCGATCTGGTCTTGTATGTAGACATTGGTGGTCATGCGCGGCTCGGTCCCGCCCTTGCCGTCGGGCACCAGGACATCGCAGTAGCGACCGATTTCATACAGGGTCCAGCGATCAACCATATCGGCGGTAATTCGCCGGCCCAAACCGTAGCGTCGATGCAGCACCAGGTCATACCAAACCCAGGCCGGGTTGTTGGAATAAGCCTGTTTGAACGTGCCATCCCAGTTACCGACGTAAATGCGACTCTCGGGATCGTAATTACTCGGCACGCGAATGATTCGCCCTCGGGCACGCACGCTGAACTTGGGGATGTTCTGGAATTGCGAGGCATCGAACTGCAAAGCACCAACCGCCAGATTCGGATAGCGCAGCTTGGCGTCGATAACCTCGGTAAGCCCCTTGACCCGCATGGCATCGGCAAAGCTGCTGTCGTTGCGGTTCGGGGTCAGGCGGCGTACGCGCACCAGAGCATTGCTGAAACCGGCAGGCAAATCGATACGATGGCTGCGCTCATACTCGCTGGTGCCCTTGTCATTGAGGGTCGCGTTCAAGTACGGCAGGAAGCTGCCGCCATCCACCGACAAATCGATGGCGTAATCAATCCGATAGCCAATCTGATCGCCGTTGCTACGCAACTCCCAGATCTGCGGCCACGACAAGCGAATGCGCACCGCCGACAGTTGCGGGTCATTAATGGCGCGGGTCCAGGGGCTGTCCGATTTGAGCTCGACCGGAAAGCCTTTAGTGATCTCATTCTCTACTGCCGGGAAACCGGGCATATGCTCTTGATCGACCGAGCCGGGACGAAAATCCCAGCGACTGCCAGGGAAGTTTTCGCTGCCGTCGGGCGAAATCATCGGTGTTCCGTCGAGCATCACCGAGCGCAAGCCCTCGACCGGGCCGACAATCGGGCCTTCACTGAGAAAATACAGGAGCTTGGCAGTGGCGATGGACAGGGCGCTGTCCGGTGCCTTATAGGGCTGATAGGGCTTCTTCTGGCCACCCTTCGACCCTAAAACGCGCTGACGTTCAGTCATAGGCTCAATAGATAGTTTGTTCATGCTTAATCCTTACTGCTGATCTTCGGCGTAGATCCCGGCTGAACCGAGGGCACCGCCGATGTCACGCTCGCCGTAGAGCAACGGCTTGCAGCGACCCTGGGCCGTGGTGGTGACCGCACCGCCGAAGGCGTACGAGGATTTATTGCCCTCCTCTTCCTTGTTGAGCAGGCTGGCGGGAGAGGGCGACATCATCATGGCGACGCCGCCGACCAGCAGTCCCACTCCAATAGAGAGAGCCGCGGCGCCTAACCAATAAGACGCAACGATCAACGCCAATCCTGCGATGGTGGAAAACAGGCCACCTGATTTGCTGCCCACGACAATCGGCGCGATACGAATCGGCTCAGAACTGTCGCAGCGCATATTCAATTCGTCTTCGGGGACGTTCTGCCTTCCACGAAACACGGCGAACTCCAGGCCACGCTCTTCGGACAGTCGTAAAAAACGCCGGAAGCCCGGCACCAGCACGCACAAGGCATACACCGCCTCGGCCCCTGAGCGAACGGCCAGCCGATGCAGACGGCCAAAGCGCGAACCCAGCACGCCATACAAGCGAATCTCGACCACTGGCGGGATATCACTGACAAAGACAGCCATCAGCGCACCTCCGGGGCATGCTTATGCCGCAGGATCAATCGCGTGCAATCGGCCCACATGCCGCCATAAACGTCCCGGCTGGAAGGTTTGTTATAGCGATGGTGCAGAAACGTACCCGGCACCGGGTGCAGACCCGGCTCGCTGTCGAGACGCCCATCATCCAGATAGACCCCCGCATGATTGGGCGCAGTGGCATCGATTTGCATCACCAGGATGTCACCCCGGCGCAGATCACTAACCGGATAAAAACCGGCCTCCTGGTAATAGCGCTCATACAGGCTCTCGCCGGTTTTCCACCAGCCGTCCCGCCGTGGAAAATTGGGCAGTTCCAGGCCCCACTCGCGCCAGTAAAAGTCGCGGCACAAGGCATAGCAATCGAGCAGACCGTGGGCAAATTCACGACCCATCAACGGAGCCTGATAACCACTGGGCGCAAACTCGACATGGGCGCCGGAGGGCCAACTGACGATGTACCAAGGCAGTTCGTGCAACTCGCAACTGACCCGGTCGGCCATGCTTGGCTGCGGCAACACATCGGGATGGCTGTGCGCAATCGCAATGACCTCGCCCCGATCTTCGGCGGCCGTCTTGTCCTGTGGATTGATAATGAAATGCTCACTCGGCGTCAGCGCGTCGTTGCGACAAGGCACGTACTGCTGACGTCCGTTTTCCTTGATGACCACGCCGCAGCACTCCTTCGGATATTGCTCGGCCGCGTGGTGCTGAATCTGTTTCAACACTGTTTTATTCATGTCTTTTCTCAAATCATCGACGCGCCAGGAGCACCGCCGAACGGCAGCGGATTACCTTTGCCAAAGCGCTTTTCGCAATCACTAATACGCCCGCCGCAACGGTCCAGCGCCGGGTTGTCCACCGGCTTGCCATCGGCGTCGAACATCCGGTTGCCGGTGTAGTTACAGTCAGCGCCGCGATACTCGCCCCATAGGCACCATTCACAACGGTTCATGATCTGCCCGGCGGGCAACTTCTGGCCCTTTACGGCAGTGGGTGGCGCAAGCGCAAAGGTCACCTCGACCCGACTGATACTGGTGGGCTGATTGATATAGGAAATGTCGACCCGCTCCTGGGTACTGGCATCCGGGTTGCCGCCAGGGAAGTTGGTGGCATCCAGGTACTTGGCGTAGGTCTGGCGCACGGTCAGACGAATCCCGCACAGGTGCTGAAACTGCACGCATAACGCGGTGATCAGGCCGTCGAGGTTGCTGATCTTGAGCATCGGCGTGGAGGTATTACCCTCGACGCCACGGCCAAAGCCAGCGGTTTCAAAGGGACGTGGCTCATAACGCTGGCCCTTCCAGATAATCGGCTCAGGCTGTTGATGGGCGTGATAACGCAAAGTACCCATGCCCCGCGATTCGCCTTCCAGTTCGATCAACTGAATCAGTGCACCGGGCTCAAGCTTTTGGTCATCGGCAGTAATCATGATTCAGCCTGCGGATTGAAGACTTGCTGAAAGGTGGTGGTCAGGGTGAACTTCATCGCCCCGTGAGGCTGCAACTGCCAGCCACCCGCAGTGATAAAAACCCCTTGCGCGGCCAAGGGCGGCGTCCACAGAAAATGCTGTGCCCCCTTGTGGCGAATGAAGAAGTCCTGAATTGGCTGCAAATAGGCTTCGGTGCCGGTGAACGACACCGACCACGTGGCCACGAGGTTATTGATGCCCACCGACAAACGCTGGCTATAGCCATTGCCAAATTGCGAAGTGAGCACATTGGGTTGAGTGTCCCCACTGGAATTGATCCGTGGCGACCAAGTGAATACTTCGGCCATCAGCCTGCCCTCCTGTTACTCGGGTCAAGCAAACCGTTCTGTCCCTTTTCACTGATGATCACGCCGCGTGCAACTTTGGGCATCTCGGCGCGAACCGTCGCCAGCAACGCCTGCCCCATGGCTTCGTAGCCTTGGGCTGAATCGGCGGCACCGGCAGAGCCATCACCATTGATGGTGATATGGATCTGCGGCGCGGATTGGCTCTGGTTGGCGGCTTCAGGGGTATTGCTGAGAAATTGTTTAAGGTCCTGATTGGTGCGCCCATCGACAACACGCTCACCCTGTTGCAACAGCCAGGTGCCTTCTCGCGGTATGTAGTCGATGCCGTCGTGGGCCATACCGGCCAATGTCATGCCTGCAACCATCCCGGCATTGGCATAGCCAGCAGCAAGTATCGCAGCGCTCATCGAAATGCCCGCCACAAAGGTCATCTCGGTAGGTGCTTTAGAGGCGGCTATTTGCGCGTTCATGATGATCGAGGCAACAGCGAAAGCTTTTTGCGCAAGGAACAAAACCTTGTAGGCACCGGATTGCTCGCCCGCGATCTTGCCCACCATATCCGCCGCACTCCCAGACAGCTCGCTGAAGGTGCCAAGCATGGCAACCTTGTATGCTCCCTGAATATCCTCGAGCTGCTGCTGATTGGTCTGGTTGATATCGAAAATCCGGTCCTGATACTCCTGCTCGCCAGTGAGACCTTCTGCATGCAACTGGGCCTGCATCGCCAGCTGCTTATCGTGCCAGGCCTTCAATTCGGCCTCGGCTTGCGCCGACTTTACAAGGTCACTCATCGGTCCACTCAATAGCGAACCCGGACCACTAAATGTCGGCGCTTCAGCTACGGTGGATTTGGAAATAGCCTCGGCACCCGCCCGATATTCATCGCCGCTCAACCTGCCGGCATCATTGGCAGCTTCCAGGACTTTCAGTCGCTCTTTGGTCGTCGCCAACAAGCCTTGTTCTTGGGTTTGCAAATTGCCCATCAGGCCGTCGTAGGCCTTGCGTGCATTGAGCGCATCCAGTTCGATGGCCTTGCGTTCCAGAGCGGTTTTGTTTTGGTCAGACAGATTGGCGAGTTCGCCATGATTGAGCTGGTAACGCAAACGGCCCAGTTCGGTGGTTTCGCTGTAAAGATCGACTTGTTGGGTGAGGCTGGAGAGGGCTTGGTTGTAGGCGGTGTTTATCTGTTGGACTTGCCTCAGGTGGTCTTGGGCTGATTGTGGGATAGACGCGGGTGTTTTGTTTGGGGTCGGGCTGGTGACCACCGTTGATGAGTCATTCAACAGTCCTTGTAATAACTGCGCATTTTGCCCATGAGAACCAGCGACTTTCATCGACTCATCGTAGATTGCAGCGGATTTATTAATTTCTTGGGCTCTTTTTCCCGTTGCTCCAGTATCTACGATGAACTGTTGAGCTACGAGGTCAATACCTTTGCCATCGGCAAGACTACGATCAAACTCAACAATTGCTGGCTGGCGTTCATATGGATTTTCTTGATCGAAGCCCCCTAACTTGCCACTTGTCGTACCCATTGAACGGATGCTGCGAAGCGCCTGTTGGGCGGTTGCCAACGCTTGAAGCTTTTGTTCCATGGCATTGTCGAGCAGGTAACGTAGCTGGGCTTTACCCAGCTTGGAAAATTCCTCGCTCAACTCGCTGACCGGCCGTTTCATATCGACCATTGACTGACGAGCCGTATCGCTATTGTCACTGAGGAGCAGATAGCCGGCCGCAACCGTTCCGAGCGTGACCGCCAATCCTACGGGCCCACCGAGCACTCCCAGCAAACCGGCACCTGCACGCATGGCCAGCGAACCGGTTGCCGTACTGGCGGCCTGGGCTTCGGCCTGAGCACGTGTTGCCTGAACATCAGCCAACCGCGCGAGACGCAAACGACTAAGGGCAGCAGCATGCAAATCGGTAAACCGCGTCGCCTGGACCTGAGCCTGAGCCGTTGCGACCTCGGCAGCTGCGTGCCGGGCAGCCATGGTGGTGGCATCGAGTTGTGCGCGAGTGCGTGCAATCTCCGCAGCCTGTGCGGCACGTATCGCGACTACTTCCGCATAGATCGTCTTGATCCGATCTGCAGATTTGAGGGCGGCATAACCGACCGCCAGACCGGCCGTCACGCTACCCAGAATGTTCATGTTGTTGGCAAGTAACCCAATAGCCCGCGATAACGCCTGTGTGGTACCGGTCGCGCCATCGACATCGCCGACCCAACGCTGAAAGGCGTTGGCCAGCCCATTCATTGAGCCACTGATGGAGTTCGGCATGGCGGCGAACTCTTGCTGCAAGGTCCCGAGTTGGCTGAGCAAAGCGGGCATCACCTTATCAACGGTGAGCAATCCGTCATTGGCCAAGACCTTAAGCTCTTGACTGGTGACGCCCAATCCCGTCGCCAAGGCGCTCAAGATTCGCGCGCCATCAGCACCCATTGCCAGGAAGTCATCACCACTCAGTACGCCATGCGCCATAGCCCTGGAAAACTGCGCCATGGCCAACGATGCTTCGTTTGCGCCAGTACCGGACAACTGAGTACCCAGCACCAGCGCCTCGGTCAGCTTGAGGATATCGGCGCTGGCAAAACCGTAGTCACGCATCGAACCGGCTGCCTGACTGAACAGATTGGCGTTATCGCTAAACACCGTTCCGGTTTTTTGGCTGATATCGAACACTCGCTGCTGGATGACGGCCAAATCACTGGCACTGATTGATGCCTGCTTGAGCCGCGCATTGACCTGATTCCAGGCATCCGCCTGCTTCAGAGGATCAGTTGCCCCCAATGCACCCACCATCGCCTGGGCATAGCGACCGGCCGTGCGAGTAAGCGCGCTCAACGCGTCATTCTGCGCACTGATTGCGGCTTGTTGGGAACGCCAGCTGGCGATTGCTTGCGAATTACCGTCACTGATAATCCGTAGATAGCGCTGCCCGGCACTGGTTACCCGCTCAATTTCTCGCTGATAGGCACGGGTTCCCGCCGTGACGTTGACGATCAACGAACGGAGTTTACTCTCTGACATATATCTCTCCGATCAATAGGACCACGCTTCGACGCAAACCTTATACACAGTGGCTTACTTCGATAAAGATGGTTGCTCTTGCTGCCTAGAAAATCGCTTATTAAGGGCAGAGCGGCATTCTAAATAAATCTCTCGCCCAAAACCTTCGACTACATCCTTAACTTTTTCTTCGGACGAATAAAGGGGAGTATCAAATGCCTGCTCGATGTAAGTCTCTAACAGCCCCCGCTCCGCATCAGCCTCAATACCTGCTGCGAGCCCCATAAACTCAATCAACGGTATGTTTTTTTGTCGCTTAGCCATCATATGGCTTGCCAACTCCGCCTCATCCCGGCATACGCCATGATTAACCTCAGCCGCACGAATGTTTTCTTCCGCCTAAACACTGTGCACAAACAGCATCATCACCAACACAATAAAAAACAATCTTTGCACAGCCATTTCAAAAAAGCGCATAAACATTTACTCAACGAGCACTAAAAATCCGAATTACAAAAAATATATACTACCCACTGGATAGACGAGGCTTCCGCCGTGACATTGACGTTCAACGAACCAGTTATTTGATAACATACATTCCCGAGACTCATGCAACCAGGCGTCCACGAAAAACAAAGCAGTATATTTACATCTACACCTTATGACTGAGCTTCACTTTGCGCTTTATAACAGCCTGAATAAATACGATTTCCGAACTCAGTTATCACATTCTCTCGAATATCCGTATCATAAACACGTGGAAACTCATAAGCTTTAACAATATACACCTTTGCAATCCTGCTTATTTTTCACTCCCTTATCAGGGCGGTTGCAGAAGCCGAGTGCAACACGGCTATTGAATTTAAGCAGGAGCAGCATGATGCATGCCCATGACCTCGGCAATCACTTCAATCGGATAATTATATGCCATTGCCACATAACCCTTAGCAACGCCACCCTGAATATCAGACAATGTACCAATCAACTTAATCAGCTTGGACATTTCAACTCCTGATTGCCTGCCACTCATAATAGATCTCGCTAAACATGACGCAGCCTCACATGACTCATGGGGCTTATTTTCGGCTTGAGCATTACATGCAAGCGCCAATATTAAAAATACGCCTAAACCAAAGCCCTTGAAATATCCACAAAAAAACACGAGCATCGTATTTCTAGCCTCGCCGTAAGTAGACCTGGCATATCAGTCTCCATGCAGTCGCTTAGCCAAAGCGAAAGTTATATTGGAAAAATGCTGCTGATACCGATGACTGCCTGCTATATTCATACTGATTTTCAGCGAAGATTCAATACGCAAAATTGACATATTTTCGTCTAAGCCTTCTACAATGACAGACAGTTTTTCACCCCAGGAAAATGCTGACACTCCGATTTTGGCCTCAATGCGAGCTATGTACTTATCCTCCCTTACAATATCAAACCCCAGCTCTGGCAAGACGCCGAGAACCGCCTCATACACAACGCTCTGTGAAAAAAGAAACTTTTGATCTGTACTTTGCATATTTTCTCACCAATTTATTTTCTTAATGACCCTACAAACCGTCACTAAAACTTAGGCATAGCCCGAAAATCACGCCTACGATCGCGATTCAACCAGCCTTCCCCATCAAATACCGCTTAAATAGCTCTTCTCCCTGATCAGCTTGCTGATCTTCATCCAGTTCCACCTCTGCCACCACTCGCCACTTCGGCAACAGATCCAATGCCGTCACCTTGGCCCCCTGCGCCTGAAAAGCCGACGCAGCAATAATGGAAGCCTGAATATCGCCGCGAACATCACCCAACGGTGACTCCCGGTCATACGCCATCCATAACAACAATTCGTCTGCGCTCATGCGTTCACGAAGATCATGCAGTGTCATCCCCAGCCGGAGGGCCAGAGTCAGCAAAAATGCCAACTCCGGTTCCTCCGTCAGACGTTTCCCGCTGCGTCCACCGGGTCAGGTGCATCAGCACCTACTTCAATGCCGCTCAGTTCAAATGCCTTGCAGACCAGCCTGTCATGCACAGGGCTGAAGGCCTCGGTGATTTCGCTTATATCGTCGTCGGCAAAAACCCGCTTCCCGGCCGGCGCAAACAAGGTCCGGGCCAGCACGAAGGCATAGAGCGATGCAGATGAAATATCAGCCGCAGCTTCTTGAGTTGACGCCTCGTCCCCACTCTTCTTTGAGCGTGCCTCGGTCACCAACTCCAATGCACGACGTCGATACTCAATCCAGTCACCCGCGCTCAGCGCTCGGACAATGACCTTTGCATCAGACCATTCGGCCACTGAAATCTGCTCATGCTTGAAGTTATGCAGAGGATCGAGTGCCAAGGCACGAATACTTGGCTCACTGGTCTTGGCTGGCATCACTGTTTCCTGCAGAAGAAGACGGCACGGCAGCGATATCGAATGTGACCGAGCCGGTAATACGCACATTGAAGGTTCCATTTACCGTGCCATTCGGTGCAGCATCCCATGTGAACTGGGTAACCAGGCCAAGGAAACTGGATTTGCTGCCATCAACAAATTCAGCCTTGAATGCTCGAGGATTACCATCGTCCCGGGCGGCACGCAGAACCATCTGGGCCTCATCATCCGACTTCCAGTTACCACTCATACTGAATGTACCGTTATCGGCAAGGCCGACCGTGAACTCCTTGGCTTCACTGGCCAGCGTCGTCACTTCAATTTCATCTGACTGACCGCCTTGAAACTGCGGCTGTTTGATGGTGACAGAAAGATCGGCCCATTCCAACCTGGAATCTGCCGGATTCAATGTCGTCAGTTTTGAAACGCCCAGTTTCGTCCCTTGCGTCTTGACGAATTTAGCTTTAGTTGCTTCTTGCATGGCCATTTAACAGCCTCCCTCACTTAATTAATAAAACGAATACGCTAGAAAGCGAAACTCTCTGAATACATATATCGCAAACGTGGGGGCAATTCTTACGCTCATTTCCTGACAGGCACAATGTGCTTTTTGGATCCACCATGAATATCCATCGAACATCAGGCGAACACCCGGAAAACATCTGAAATTTATCAGGACTGCCACTCAAGATAGCTCCACAAAATCCTGAGATAAGGACATGCACAATCAAAAAAAAATAAAAACAATAAATACATACCACCCGAACAAAATCAAAAACCATAAAATCAGGCATACCTATATTAAAAATCGCATAAACCCGCCTTTCACATCACGTGCGGAGTAACAAATGAACACAGAAGGAGTTGGACGTTCACGCACGCTTCTTGCACCTGAAGCGAGCACCATAGAGATGCTTTATCGAGTATTTGGTGACGTACTTGTACCACTGGATAAAGTAAGAACACAGTATTTCAGGAATCTGAACGAACAAACTTTTCTGGCTGAGTTGGCAAACCTGAGAATTCGCTTGCCTATCACGACGCTGGACACTAGTCGAAAGGCGATAAAGTACATTCATATACGTCACATAGCAGAACTTATTGAACATCGAGCAAACAAGTCGGCAGCCAGGCTTTCAACCGATGAAAGCACGATGCATATTTCCCCATGATTTATCTGAGCGGCTAGGGCGTCGCATGAAGCACTACAACCAGAGGCGGAGACTATGCTCCCCCTCCAGCGTTCACGCGATCATCAGCTACTTGAGCTTTTCAATACAATAGGGAGCAGCCTGCTTAAGGCTGTCGTCCCGATAGAACGTGTAATCAGCACCAAAGTAATAATTGGCGCGTAGCACAAGAACCTTGGCGTTCAATTTTTTGACCGTGGTCCTCGAACTATCGGAAAACCTTACCTCTTTTCCATCGTATTTGAGCGCGTTAATGGAGTCTCGCCCACTCCACGAAGCGCACATAATCCCTGTACCGTCGGACTTAATACTGACGGTAGCCAGATAATATCCGATACTTCCAGTCCAGACACCAATCAGTTTTTCCGGAGGCGCAACGGCGACAACAGCAGGAAAGTTGTTGTTATACATATCATTGTGCATGGCACAACCCGAAAGTAGCGAAAGAGTAATAACTATCAAGGGTAATCGCATAGGACGCTCCACGTTTAAAAGGGGCGGAACCCTATCAGTATTAATCCCCGACTTGAGGTAGAGCAGGCATTTCAAGAACACTCCGACGCAGATGTCAGAACTTTCCTAACCAACCTAACAAGATTTAAACGTCGCGCCTGGCGCGTTTGTGCACCCTGCAAAAAGCTGAGCCACCGCAGCGACTCAGCTCATGCAAAACAATCAACCTCAGCGATTACCACCCCCCGGCCCACCATGCCCACCGCGTCCTTGATTCCCGGGGCCGTCGGATTCGTGTCCGCGGCCTTCGTAGTTATCCTCGCGACGCGGCGATGGCCGATAGTCAGGGCGAGGATCCGGACGCCCAGGGTTACCCTGGAAGTGCCCGCCTCCGCCACCACCCCCGCCCCAGCCCGGACCGGGGCCCGGCGGGCGTGGTTGATAGTAGTGCGGTGGTGGGGGTGCCGGTGAGTAGTAGCGCGGGCCCGGCGAATAGTAGCGCCGCGAGGGCTCTACGTAGATGCGTTCTTGCCGGTACGGGCTGTAATAGCCGCCGTCGTAGACTGCACCGCCATAAACGGGTTGTGAGTAGCCGGGGGATGAGTAATAGCCGTCTGAGTAACAACCGGCCAGAGACGAAGCCAGCAAGGCAATGAGCAAGGGTCGTCGATACATGGCGGCCTCCTGGACCGCGATAGAGCACGCACCAGCGACGCTGGCGGGCGTTCGCCATGAGCTGGCGGACATGAAATAAGACCGGCTAATTGCCATCGAGTGCCACCCACCTGAAACTAAATTTATAAATCGGTGATCGCCCCTTTCTGGTGCAGAACCGCACCAACTCAACGCAAGCGTCACCGTTCCTTTCTTGTTATGACCTTGCCAAAGGCTCTGTACTCGCGGTTTGGCAGGACTTGGCACAACTCTCGCTTGTCACTTGCCGTGCAGGAGTCAACACGCTTCGCGGCACCACAATTTGCAATAGCCGACTAGGGTTCCGGCTCGCTTTCACAGCGAGTGGCTGGTCCGAGAGTCGGCGACCTCCAGTAGAGGTTACACGGCGGGATAAAAGCCCGGGAGACAGGACACCAGTGGTGTCTCGCGTTGCTCCTGGCCGCCCCTTTTACTACTGGAGGTACTTCAATGCAAAAGTCCCGTCTGTTCAGCCTCATCACCGCCGGCGTTTTCGCCGCCGTTTGCCTGGGCGCCAATGCCGCCGCCAAGAAAGACTTCAACGTCTGCTGGACCATCTACGCCGGCTGGATGCCATGGGAATACGCCGGGACACAGGGCATCGTCGACAAGTGGGCGAAGAAATACGGCATCACCATCAAGGTCACCCAGCTCAACGACTACGTTGAGTCGATCAACCAATACACCGCCGGCCAATTCGATGGCTGCACCATGACCAACATGGATGCCCTGACCATCCCCGCCGCCGGCGGCCTGGACAGCACGGCGCTGGTGGTCAGTGACTTCTCCAACGGCAACGACGGCATCGTCATCAAGGGTAACGGCAAGAAGGTCACCGACTTGAAGGGCATGAACGTCAATCTGGTCGAACTGTCGGTGTCCCACTACCTGCTGGCCCGCGCCCTGGATACCGTTGACCTCACCGAGAAAGACCTGAAAGTGGTCAACACCTCTGACGCCGACATCTCTGCGGCCTTCAACACCGATGACGTCAAGGCGGTAACCACCTGGAACCCGATGCTCGCTGATATCAAGGCCAAGCCTGGCGTTACCGAAGTCTTCGACTCCAGCAAGATCCCCGGCGAAATCATGGACATGATGGTGGTCAACAGCGCCACGCTGAAAGACAACCCGGCCTTGGGCAAAGCCCTGACCGGCGCCTGGTTTGAAGTGGTCGCGCTGATGAACGCCAAGTCGGCTGACAGCAAACTCGCCCTGGAACACATGGCCAAGGCCTCGGGCACTGATCTGGCCGGTTTTCAGGCGCAACTGGACACTACCAAGCTGTTCGCCACGCCCAAGGAAGCCCTGGACTTCGCCAACAGCCCGAAGCTGCCGGACACCATGCGCAAAGTCGCCAACTTCTCCTTTGAGCACGGCCTGCTCGGCCAGAGCGCCAAGGACTCCAGCGCCATCGGCATGTCGTTCGCCAACGGTGTGGTCGAAGGCGACAAGGCTAACGTCAAACTGCACTTTGACCCTAGCTACGTGCAGATGGCCGCTGACGGCAAGCTGTAA